CTCGACCAGTTAGGTTTCCAGATGGAGAATTGCTGCTGCTCCATCAAGACTCAGATGCTTCAGGATAAGTATGAAGCTCTTGAAAGCAAATACCTTGTGGCTCAGAATGATCTGTCCAATGCTGCTTAGAGTCAGTACATTCTTGGCGCGCTTGGCCGCTTCGTAGCGTATCCCCCAGCTGCAGCGTAAACTTAGAGGTGAGTAGCAATACTCACCTCTTCTGGAGGTGACTTGATTGAAAATTATAAAATGCTTGACTGAATTTATTCACGAAGAAATTGGTGATGCGAATAAATATATAGAAAAAGCATTAGAGATTCGTGAAGAATATCCAGAAGTTGCAGAATTACTTAATGTTCTCTCCTCAGAAGAAATGAGGCATATGCAGATGCTTCATTCCCAGGTTGCGAAACTGATTGATTAGTATCGTAAAACTGCGGGGGAGCCGCCAATAGCCATGATGGCCGTGTATGATTATTTACACGAAAAAGCTATTGGCGAGACTAAAGAAGTTAAAGTCCTGCAGCAGATGTATAGTGAGAAATAAGACTCTTGGAGCTTAGGCTCCAAGAGTTTTCTATTTTGCTGTGAAAGTAAGCATAATCCAATTACCATCAGCAAGCTGACCCCATTCACCATCAACGGCGAAGATGTCATAGATGCCGCCGTCGGTAATTAATCCAACGACTTCAGCATTACCAGCAGGGGCGCACCTCACGCGTAAGCTTGGATGTGTCACCTTAACTGTAAAAATAGGTGAAGGCTGCTCGATTATAACTGGTTCCTCAGCTATATAAACAGGCTCTTCTATAATTTCAACGAAATTTTCGTCCATATTATTATTATCTCCTTTTTGATAACTAGGTTTTTTCTTATAACGACCACGGCCCATGTAAATCACCTCTTTAATAGAAGTAGAATAAATTTGACTTTTCTTCAAAAATATGATATACTATAATTAGAAAATCTGAGCGGAGTTTAATTTATAAGGTATGGTTACAAAAATGACAGACAAAGAGTATGATAAAATCTTAACAACGGGAGTTCGCTGGCTGGCGGCACTTAAGAGATAGCACCCAAAATTGGGTGTAGAGTATTGCGCGTTGAATGACAATTTTAAATTCTTTTTAGAACTCGCGCGTATGTATTCTGTATATTTTGATACTTTCTTTATTAAATGTTCTTTATGGCATTATATATGGTTGAGATGGGTAAAGAAGTATTCATTTTTAAGGCGGCCGCCTAAGACGGATGTATTTTACATTCAACCAGACCGTTTTTTAGATGAACTTGCAGAAGCCTGCGAAGTTCCTACAACAATTTTTATAGAAATTTATCACTGTTTTTGGAGTTGAATTATGACTGAAGTTGGAATCCCAGTATATAAAGCGCGCAAGACTTTGCCAAACGCGCTTGATTCGTTAGTTGCATAGACCAAGAAAATGTTTCTTGTTTGTCTCTCTATTGATGGCGATGGAGAAGACTATTCAGACATCATTGAAGAATATGAGCGTCGTGGATTACACATTCGTGTGATTTATGGAAAGGAAAATGGCGGTCCAGGCATGGCGCGCCAGCGTATACTTGAAACAACACAATGCGATTATTTAATGTATTTAGATGCAGATGATATGCTTATGCCGCGCGCGGTCGAAGTATTATCTCGCAATATTCGTGTAAATGATATGGATATTGTGCGTTCAAGTATGATTCGAGAAGAGAATTTAAAGAACGATAAGGTCATCGCGCAGAATGTAAATACTATTACATGGTTTCATGGCAAAATTTATCGTGTGCAATATTTGAGAGATATTAATCTTTCTTTCTTGCCAGGGCTTCGTACTGATGAAGATGCTTACTTTAATGTTATTGCATGGAATTGTACGGCAAAGCGCGGCGAGTTAAATGAAATTACTTATCTTTGGCGTTTTAATGAAAATTCAATTACTCGTTCACGAAATGAGTTAACTTATTTTAATAGTACCTGTACTGATTATATTCGTAGTCAGGTTGAAGGTTTAAAAAGATTACATGAAATTAAAGATGGCGTACAAGATGCTTTAATTAGTGCTACTTTACAGAATCTTTATTATTATTATATGAAAGCAAAAACTACGAATGTAGATTTAAGTTAGATGGAAGAATATCTTTCTACTTTACGCGATGAGCAGTGGATGCAGTTATATTTCAGAAATATTGAGAACTGGCGTGAAATTGTAAATAATGTTAAAACAGGATTTCCTTTCGAGAAAGATAAGGTTGTTTTCTTTACAGAGACATTTAATTTATGGGCAGATAGGTTGTTGATAAAACATGAGTAATTTAAAAGTATTGGCTATTAACGGCGCACCTGGATCTGGTAAAACTACATTTGAAAATATGCTTAAGGCGCGCATGGGCGCATATTATTGTTCTCGCTCTACGATTGATTTTGTGAAAGAGATTGCGGCCGAGTGTGGCTGGGATGGGACTAAGACATTAGAGAATCGTAAATTTCTTAGCGATTTGAAAGACCTCTTAACCAGCTATAATGATGGACCGATGCGTGATATTAAGCGCGGTCTTGAAAACTTTGAAGAGGATTTGCGGTTTCATCATGTTGAAGACCAGCCGCACATCTTCGTATCAGATGTACGCGAGCCGGCTGGACTGCAGCGTTTCAAAGATGAGTATGATGCAATCACCATTCTCATCAGACGCGCGGCCGCCGAAGAAGTAGAAACATCTAATCATGCTGATGCAGAAGTTTTGAATTTTGACTATGACTATATCATCAACAATAATGGCACTTTAGAGACTCTACAGAAGATAGCATACGACTTTGTAGATTTGATTTTTTACAGAAATTGAGGTATAATATATGTAGAATCAAGATATATTAAGAATTGCAGCTGGAATTTATTTCTTATTACTTTTCTGGCCATGCGTATGCTTGACATTTTTGGTTGAATTGAAAAATATTAGGAAAGAACTGAAACGAATTAGACTTGAATTGTAGAAAAAGGAGAAACAATGCGAGGATACGTCTGCGGAATAGATTGGATAAATGCCGAACCTATGAAGTATTGGAGCCATACCACAGCGACGGCTCCAGAGAAAAAGAAACAAGAAATAAAGAATGCGGTATTCAGCGGTGACTACATCGGCGCGCTAAAAGTCGATGGTTATTATGAGCGGCTTATCAAAGATGAAGATGGTAATTGCTTTATGGTCGCGCGCTCTAAGAATGTGAAAGGTGAAGCAACAGAGAAATTGGCATGGGTTCCACACATTCTCCCTTTTATGGAATCTTTACCAAATGGAACTGTGTTGCTTTCAGAGTGCTTCTTGCCTGGAGATGAAGGGTCAAAGAAGATTACATCACTTCTCGGATGTTTGCAGGATAAGTGTATCGCGCGGCAGGAGAAGGGACAAAAGTTACATTTCTACATCTTTGATGTTATGACATGGGGCGGCGATGATTTAACGAAGCGTCCGTTTGATAATCGTATTCTCTATATTGAGGATAATCTTCCGATGTTTGCAACTGAGTATATTCATGGTGCGAAGTATTTTGAAGGGGCTGAATTATGGGATATGCTTCAGCGCTATCTCGCAGAGGGGCGCGAAGGCATGGTTATAATGCAGAAAAAAGCTCCTGTGTATTTTAAACGCACGCCCGCGCGCGTATCATTCAAAGTAAAGAAAGAAACAGCAGAGACTATTGATTGCTTCTTTACAGGGCGCGCGAGTGCTCCGACTAAAGAATATACTGGTAAAGAAGTTGAGAACTGGAAGTATTGGATTAATGAAGTAACAGGTGAGAAATTGCCAGTTGAAACGCATTGTCGCGAGCGCGATCTTGAAGGTAAGCCATATCTGCCAGTAACAAAATCTTTCTATATGGGATATGCTGGTTCTTTGGAAATCGGTTTGGTTGATGCAAATGGTAAAATTGTACCAATCGGTTATCTGAGCGGCTTGACCGATGAGGTTAAGATGAATTATAAGGATTATGAGAAGCGCGTGATTGAAGTTGGCGCGATGGAGCTGAATGATACGGGCGGCCTGCGCCATGCGAAGATGTTGGGCTGGCGCGATGATAAGGATTGGACAGAGTGTTCGATTGAGCAGTTGAAGGAGCTGTAAAAATGAGCGGAATCTACATTTCTGGAGTAAAGATGCCCGAAAAAGATCAACTTGTTATTTTTCGTATATGGGGGAATGGTCAAGTTGAAAGGCTTGAGGGGTATCGTCCATTTTTATTGTATGATGTAAAAGCGACTGATATTCCAGACCACGGACGACTTATTGATGCGGATGCATTATTAAAAAAGTGTGATAATGGGGACGATGTAATGTTTATATGGGCGCTTGAGGATGCTCCGATAATTATTCCAGCAGAGGAGGCTGAGACATGAGCAGATTTCCAAAAGATTGTTGGGATAAAAACTGTAAACACTTTCATGTCACAGATATGAGTATTGACGATTTACTTTGCGCTTGTGATGTGAATGGTATGGAATGTGATGCTTGTGATGAAGATTTTAGTATTGTGCGTTGCCCATTGACAGATAAGGATGGTGAGTGATGGCAGATAGTTTTTATGGACCTGAAGACATGGCAGAATACTATCGCATGACTAAGCCCAATATACAACCAAATTATCCTGTGTCGCATATTTGCTCAATCTGCGGTTCTTATGAGTATCCGGAAAGTGATATAGCGGTAACAATGACATGGCTTTGCCCGGAGTGTGTAAGCAGAATCAAGCGGATGATTTATCGGGCAGAGAAGGATGATGTAGAATGAAAATTACAAACGGCGACGTCATCCGCCATTGTGATGACCACGAACTGGCGCAGGTAATACTTCTCAAAAGCGTAGGTATGGTAGTTGAAGTCTTACAAGCGATGGGTGAACATGAACGGGTTGCTCAGTTTTGGAATTTGATTGATTCCAATTTAGAACCGCTTGTTGATGAGCAAGCTGAATGGTTAAGTCAAGAAGTAAACATACATTTTTAAAGAAGAATGATACATCATTCTTCTTTTTTATTGAGCGGCGACCCTATTCCGTTTACTTATATATATGAGCAAAGGTGAAGATAAAATAGAACGGATACTGCGCGAAGCATGTATCCCTTTTGAACGTGAAAAAGTCTTTCCAACACTACGAAATGGAAAATTGCGGTTCGATTTTTATCTGCCGCAAAGTGGTGTGTTAATTGAATTGGACGGACGGCAGCATTTTGTCCAAGTCAAGAAATTTCAACCCACTATATCTGATTTTAATCATGCAAAACAAAATGATTATTTCAAAAATTCTTATGCACTTTCGCATAATCTCTCGCTTTTTCGTATCCCATTTTGGGAAATAGATAATATAAAGACTGCCGCTGATTTGTTTTCTGCAAAGTACAGAGTGTTAACTAAATGGCATAATGATATTGTTTACAGAGAATATTTAAAGTCGCAGTCACGTTAAAGAATGGAGGCTACGGCTTTGTTTTCTAATTTTGATTTAAACTCTATTGCGAATGTCGTTATTTTAATTAGCGCATTTATTATAGCTGCAAAAAATATCTTCAGCTTCCTAAAGCAGCCGGTAGATGATTTAAAAGCATCTGCGCGCGAAGATGAAGAAAAACATATAGAAGAAATTTTAAAGCGTGAAATGCCGAGTCTGCTTGCAGAGAACTGCAAAACTATCATGAGTTCTTTAGATGAACTTAAAGACATGACGATTGAACAAGAAGCACAGCTTGATGAAATTTAGACTTCTATTGACCTGCTTAATCAATCACAACTTGATATGATGCGTTATAACATGAATAAGATTTACTATAAGTATAGACCTTATAAAAAGATTCTTAGCGCCGATAAGAAAGCTTTTATGAAGATTTATAATGACTATAAATCTATGGATGGTAACACCTGGATTGATAGCCTTTACACCGAAGTAAAGGACTGGCCCATTGTTGAGGAAGAGCAAGAGTTACATTGGTAATCCCATAAATAGTAAAACTTGATTTTTCTAATAAAATATGATATAATATACATAGATGAAAAATCTATGTATATTTTTTTGGAGTGAAAGGAGATGTTATATTATTTAATTGGCGGGCTTGGCGTGGCCGCGCTTGTGATTGCGCTTGTAATTTTTGCAAAAATTCGCAATCATGAGAACGTACTACTTAAACAAGTTGTAGAGAAAAGAAAGAAAGAGATTGATGCTGAGGTCGCGGCGTTCATTGAGAAGCGTGACCAGGCGAAGCATGAATGCGATATATATGAAAACATGCGGCAGCAACAACAACTGCGCGCATTGGACGCAAAAGATGCGGCCGAGCGACTGATTAAAGCTGAACATGAGCGGGCCGCCACCGAATTACAAGGCGTGCGCGCGTTAGAAGAGGAGAAGCTGAAGCATGATATCGAGGCGCGCGGCATCGTCTTGGAGAATCAGTTCAACTGGAAGAAACAACAATTTCAGGAAGACTTTAATGTCATGCTTGAAGCCTATCAGGATGAGATTGCAGAAGTTCAAGCTAAATTCGATGAATTTTAGGCAAAGCGCGCGGCAGTAAATGAAGCTATTTTACGAGAGAAAGAATTATAGGATAAAGAATCTTTCTACTCTATTGATATATCTGAAAATGACCAGGAAGATATATAGGTGCTGCAGTCCATGGATATGCGGCTACATAATCGTGACGTAATCCCGAAGCTCATTTGGGAGCTATTTATACGGCGGCCGTGCCAAGAAATGATTAAACGAGTTACGGGCGGCCGCAAAATAGGTGGAATATATAAAATAACATATAAAAAGACTGGAGAAGCATATGTAGGTAAAACCACTGACTTCGCAACGCGCTGGACCAATCATTGTAAAACCGCTATTGGGCTTGAAGGTGCCGCGCGGGCAACATTACATAATCGCTTGGGCAAAGACGGTCTCTGGAACTACACTTGGGAGATTTTAGAAGAAGTCGATAAGGATCATCTTTCCTCGCGCGAAGCGTTCTATATTGATTTATACGGTACAAAAACACAGTTGAATATGAAAGATGGAGATAAAAATGGAATTAAGTAATTTACAAAAAGAAATTGTAGAAAGTGACGCTGATAGAATCGTAGTTATTGCCAGCGCCGCATGTGGTAAGACGCGCGTGTTAACAGAGCGCGTGCGCCATTGGTTAAAACAAGGAGTTGATCCTGCTGATATATGTTGTATCACCTTTACAAATGCGGCGGCTGATGAAATGCGTGTACGGCTGGCCGCGGATTATAAGGATGGAATGTTCATTGGAACAATTCATGCACTCGCAGCGCGATTTTTGATGCGCGCGGGGCTTAAAACCGAAG